ACTCTACTGTCGCTTCCGTTAAGTAGAACGCTTGATGTTCCATCCAAGATTTTACCTCTGCCAGTGCATCTTTGTCACCGTATCTCAAACCACGCTTGGCGTGCCAGTAGGCTAGATTGGTTACACCAATCCCTAATGGTTGTATCTCATCGTTTGACAGTTTACTCTGTATCGATAAGAAATCTTGATAGTCAAGAATGTTACACAGGCTACGCTGTAGAATTCTACAAGCTCTACGCATGTCCTCTGGATTTCGGAACGATCCCCAGTTGATAGATCCCAGTGTACATAACGCTATGCGGCCTGCCTCGTCGTCTAATCGCTTAAATGGACGGGTGGGTAGTAGGATCTCACAACACAAGTTACTTTGATAAATCGTATGATAGTCAGGGTCAAAAGGCCCTTGGTTCATTACATTATCAATGAATACAAGATATATTCGACCTGTGTCTGTGCGTTCTTTCAGTATACCACTCTTGAAAACTTCCTCAGCAGACATAGTCTTAGTACGTAGACCTTTCTGCTTTTCATATTTTACATATAGCTCTTCAAACAACTCAGTGTTTTTGTAGAATGCTTCATATAAATCAGGTACTTCGTTTGGATCAAAGAATGTTATGTTTTCTTTGTTTTTAAATCTTCTCCAGAAGAAAGCTGACAAGACGACACCGTAGTCCATGTGGCGTACACGGGTTTCTTCAGTACCCTGATTGTTTTTAAGCACAATAAGATCATCAAACTGGTGATGCCAAATAGGATAAAAAACAGTAGCACTTGCATTACGAATGCCTCCTTGTGAGCAACTTCTTAAGTCACCAAACCATTTCTTTAGGAAAGGTATCATACCTGTGTGCATGATCTCACCACCACGGATGGGACTGCCTAGTGATCTTAAACGTCCTATCTCTAGACCAATGCCAGCACGTTTGCTGGCATACTTGGCCATCATTTCCCCTGAGGCAAAAATAGAATCGAGATCATCATCGCTACGAATAAGAACACAGCTACTAAACTGTTTGGTAGGAGTACCAAGGCCAGCGAGTACAGGAGTAGCAAGAGTAAAAAGACCATCACTGGCGGCTTGGTAATACTCTTTGATATAGCGCATCCGAGCCGCATTAGGTTCTTCTTTATGGAACACAGTTGCGGCCGCAACCATGTAACGAACTTGTGGTGTTTCATAAGTTTCTTTTGTTGCACGATTTTTAACAAGATACTTTTCTATCAACTGTTCAATGGCTGCGTATCCATATTGTTCATCTTTTTCATGATCCAACATGTCGTCCATCTTGTGCCAATCATCTTCCGTGTACCATACAAGCAGTTCGGGAGTGTAGAGGCCAACCTCTACATTCTTTTTAACTATGTTGTATAGGTTAGGTGGGGTGTAACTTCCGTAGACATCTTTGCGTAACATACTTACTCGTTGTTTACCTGCAACATATTGATAATTAACATGTCCAACGTCTGGATTGTTTTCAACATCAATTAGATCAACAATAGCACGTAAAGTAATGCCGTCAATTTCTTCAGTGGTGATGCCGTCGTAAAAATGAGGTTGGGCTTTGATCTCAATCATACTTTGACTAACATCCGCAATACCCTTACAAACTTTCGCTACCTGTGCCTGCCATTTCTCAACTGCTAATGGCTCTTTTTTTCCGCTTCTTTTAATTACTGTTATTTCCATCTATGTCTCTATTTTAGTTGATATTTATAGCAACTGACCGCAGCGCCATAAGGTGTTGGTTTGAAAATCTTTAAACTCATGCACAACCCTAGGCTCATAGTTCAACACATGTGCGTTGTCGACCACAAGATAGAATCTGGATTGATTTTCCACTGGCATAGACGTATGTATCTCACAAACGCTGGTCATAAACCGCTGCGTTAATTTTAAAGTGTATAGCATTCCTAGACAAATTGCAAGCTCATCTAGTTTGCCATCAAGGACTAAATGCCATGGATCGGGCCATTTGGAAGGGATTTTGGGATTCAGGTAGTGATTAACAAAGGGAGCTCGGCTCCAGAGTTCGGCAACATCGGTAAGCGGTGTTTCGCTTACTTCTAATCTGTCTCTAAACTTTTTCCACTCTGTTAATCTCTCGTTGCCGTAGAGATCAAACATATCTTATACACCGTATCGAATTGAGTAAGAAATAGTTCCTGTACCCGAGTACTGCAATGGATTCTTGTATGTTAAAAGAATAGTATCAACACTTTGAGTTGAATCACCTGTAGTGTCGTCGTTGTCTTTTAATTCTGCATTAAATTCAAAATTGGTCATTACCGGGCCTCCTGGATCTGTAATTAAACTAATAGAGTATGTATAATTATCTGCAATGGCCACATGGTCACTGGTATTTTCAACACCATCATTGACAACTATGGTTAGCTGACCTTTTCTATTATAACTATACTCACCTATGGTAATATTATAATCAATTATAATATATCTGTTCTTAACAGAAAATACTGCAAGTGGAATAAATGTATCACTGAGATAAATGATGCTGTAGTAATCGTCTGTGAAGTTTACAGAACCAGCATTAACAACTTCGGCGATACCAACAGAGGTATCCACTAATGTAATACCTGCTTCTTGGTGACGATCGCTGCGACAGTTAGTAACCACGTTGCCGTATTTTGTACCAAAGACTACCATTTCAGTTTCAGGATTAGCATTACCATTGATGCCATTACCAACATTCTTAAAAATAGTATCGTTGATACTAGTGCCATGACCTTTGGTTGAATACACAGCCTGTTTGGCAATATCTTCAAAACGGCATTGACTAAAACTCCAGTTGTTAGTCTGTAGGTCAGTTACACCTTCAATGTAGACAACGGTGTCGCAGATATAAAACTTGCAATCGTCAAAGACTAATTCTGTTTCATAATAATCAGACTCACTGTGAGTATGAATACATTTTGCTGCCAAGGTAGTAGAATCAAATGAGCAGCTGACAAAATCAATATTATGTACCCTTGTACCGAAGAAATTATTTTCCCAAGCAATTGCTGCGTTGGCAGTGTTAATACCGGTTGACGAATTAGTTGGAGTTGGTTCTACCATAAACTCGGCACCGTCTGTAGAAGGTTTTAATCTTATTGTGATATAGCTTTCGATTCCCTGAGCAGATATATCACTGCCTGCTAATGCCGTAATAACCAACGACGTACCAATAATGCTAGCTTCAAAGTATATAGGAAAAACAGAATCAGTATTGTTTAGTGTAGAAACTAATGCTGTAACTGAAGTAGACGTTGATGATACATAAACTTGAATTCTAGATGAGGTATCAATGCCGCTGCCAGTTACGGTGATATATCCGCCTGTGGTAATACTTGATAGATCATACGATTGTGATGCTAGAATAGGATTATAATTATCATCTCCTAGTTGGTATGTACCTTTCCATGTTACATTTTCAAATCGGCTGTCTTTTAAACCAGTTAAATTAGTTTCACCGGATGTAAATGCAATTGTTAAATTGCTAATAGAAATATTTTCTGGTCTGTTGGTGCTGGTAAAGGTCAGTACATCTGCACCTGTTTCACTTAAAAATTCTATACCAGTAGTACCAATGTCAAGGATAACTCCTGTGCGTGTTTCTCCTTTAAGGATTACATTGCTAGGAATTTTTAATGTTGTTTTAAAATAATAGTGACCATTAGGAACAACTAAGACTTTTCTAAATTTAGTATCTGCGTTTTGAAATAGTTGATTAAATGCTATGCGAAAGAATTCTGTATGATCAGTGCTAGGATCTGGTTCAGGTCCAAAGTCAATTACACTAACTTCTATTTCATCTAGTTTAGTTTGTATTGATCTAAAAACACTAGCAGTTATACTGAGATCGGGTTCTGCAAATTTGTAGCTACCTGCAAGAGCCAATAGGTTGTCGTGCTCAGTGAGTATTCTAGTATTACCAACATAGGGAGCACCTTCAGTGACGCTGCCGTTACCAATGTATAATTCTTGTGTGTCAACTGCCCATGCTAGTTCAGCAGAACTAAGCTGTGGGAGTCCTGAAAGCAGCTTTTGCCCTCGTCTTTGTTGTATTTTCGATATCTGTACGACAGCCATAGATAAATTCCCGTTATAGGGTATTTATCTTATTGGGTAAGCAGTTGCTTGTATCCTTGCAGGCCTGTTGTATAGTATTCTTCTACCTTATTGAGCCACATGTCTTGATACTTGTTGAAATCTTCAGCTTTTACTTCAAACTGTTGATATTCAAAAGCCCGACTGCACATAAACACAATACCGCGTTTAATGTCTGTGCCGTAGACTTCATTATGTGCTAATATATAGGCCACTAACTGCATATAGTAATCTTCAACCCATTCTGCTTTTTTAGGTTTGTTAGTCTGCTTGTAATCCATAACAGCTGGTTCACCATCATAGACACCCACTAGGTCAGTGGTGCCCGAATACAGTCCAGGAAAGTATAGACTTTGTTCCATGGCCCAAACTTCGTTGACTTTGCTAAGTCCTTGATCGATGATAACATCGGCCATTTTATTGGCCTGTACATGTACAGGATTGTTGCCTGGCTGTCGCTGTATACCTGCGATGAACCGTTCTAGGTTACTGTGCATGGCGGTGCCTACACCTGCGGCTTCTGTAGTGATGCGTTGTGCATTTTCTACGCCTACTCGTTTCTTCCATTCATTCAAGTGCGTCATATCTTTGGTTGCACTAAGAATAGTAGTTACACTAGGTAGAGTTTCTCCGTCTGGAGTTTGATAGACACGTTTGCGTGTTACAGGATCGTTGACTTGAACGCAACCTTTATATTGGAAGCGTTCAACAAAGGGTGGTGGGTTGATAATCATATACTGTATATATTACAGTAAAGAAATTTCTTTGTCAAGCCTGGGGGCTAGTTAATTGAGGAGTTTGTTGAGATTGGGCAAGTTGCCCTGCGGCTGCACTGTCCGCTGTTTGATCCACTTGATCTTGACTGGTCTTTCCAGTTTGTTGTGGGCTTTGTTCTTGATCATCAGGTGCGCCAGGAACTTTTAATTCGATACCACGCTCATTGAAATTCTTAACCATTGCCTGGATTGCAGGACTACCGTCGTACATGGCTTTGAATGTTTCATAGTCGGCGCTGAGTTCAAATCCACTAGTAGACAGAACTTTGTTAAGTCCTGCCCAATTCAAACTTGAAGGTGCTTTCTTGCTGGCAGCACGACCAATGTAGTTACGGAGAACCATAACAAATTTATCGCCTTCGTCATCGCCGGAAAATTCAAAAAATCTCATTTTATCTGTGCCAGTTGTTGTTGTAAGGCCTGCACTTCTTGTTGTTTTTGTTTAATAGCATCTTGCACTTCTTGTTTCTGAACCTGCACTTCTTTTGCATGTTCTGCATCTTGTTTAGCTTTTTCAGCAGGATCTTCAGCACCTAACATTTGGCCGCCAGGTGCTGCCTGTGCAACATTACCAACTGCCTGTCCAACTGCCTGAGCACCTGTCTTGACTGCACTGCCAACTGCCTGAGCACCTTTGGCTAAAGCAGTACCTGCACCTTTGGCTAAAGCTGCACCACCTTTGAGAGCTGCACCACCTGCAGCCACAGCACCACGTGCCAACATACCTGCACCGGCTGCAAGAGCTGGTAGTATTTCATCCAGCTGTTGTTTTTCTTTCTCGGAGGTGATCTCGTCTAAACGCATATTAGCCTGCTAGCAATTTCATTAGACGATTGCTACGCTGAATGCTTTCGCGTTGTTCACGTCCGGCTTCTTCAGCACCGCCAGCACCTGGTTCAGCTGCTGCAAATGCATCTTCCTCGCCGCCCATCTCTGCACCTGGTTCTGCATTCATCATGTCTGGTTCAGCTGACATATCGTCTGCACCTGCTTCGGCGCCCGGCTCGCCACCTAACATGTCTGCAGGTTGCTCACCGCTGGCTAGACTACGAACACCTGTTGATAGAGTATCGCGTGTTGACTTTAGATTTTCTAAAGCCTGTTGAATTGCCGGAGCAACGGCTTCAATGAATGCCTTAGCTTGTTCTTGGCCCATTTCGTCACGGATGCTGTCGCCTAACTGTAATAGAGTGTCATTCTCCATACCAGAAAGTTCTTCGATCCAACGACCTACTCTGTCTACCATTGTCTTTGCTGTGACGATCGCAGAAGCTTGCTGGATCTCACCTTCTCTTAAGTTACGCATATCTTCTCCTGTGTTTATGCTTTCGTTTTTATCTTTCTTTAATCTGCCATCGGCTTCGGCTGACCTTAACATTGCTGCACGGTCTGGATAGCTACCACGTTTAACATCCTTAGCAGCATCTTTCTCACCTTGTGTAGGATTCTTAACGTGCTTCAATGGATCAAACTTTTCAGCTTGAATACTCTCTGAAGGTTCAGCACCAGTTAGATTTACTGACCACTTCTTGCCTGTGCTTGCCGATTTCTTTTCGGCCCAGTTTTTCATACTTTGCAAATGACGATATTCTTCTGGACTGTCTGCTGTACCCTTACCGGCAAATACTTTCCAAGGTTTACCATTAATGGAAACTTGAATGTGATTACGTTCATGTCCTAGTTCGTGTTGTAGTTCGGCACGTTTAAATTCACGTTTGTCTTGTGAGCCAAGACTTGGAGCATGAGGATCAGCAAATCCATGCTGGTAACCTGCTTCCCCAACTTTATGACCTTGTTTTTGTAAGTCGTGATAAGCACTGATTAGGTCAGCTGGAAAATCTTCGTCATAATTTAACATATAGTTGGCACGTTTTTTACTACCGCCAGCAAGTTCTAGAATGTAAGGCCATGCGGCACTGAAAAATTCATCACCACGACCGCTGACTGGTAGGTCTGGATGTTCGTCATATACTTTTTGTGCAATTTCATAATATGAATCTGCTTCAGCAACTACAGCTTCCTGTTCAATACCTTCTTGATCTTCAGTACCAACAATGTACTCTTGACGATCTGCTAGTTCTGCAACAATAGCATCATGCATGAACTGTGCTTTGGTATATGCTTCGTTGTCTAGATCCTCAGTGAATCCACTTTGCCCACGAACTTGGCTGATCTGTGTACGTAGCTTATTACGTGCATCTTCCAGCTTGGCTGTGTCAAAGGTAGCGAAATCAATTTTGTTGCCAAATAGTTTTTCCAAAGATTCGTTTAGTCTTTTAGGAGATCTATTAAATTTAAAAAGTTCTGTTGTTCTCATTTTAGGGATCCAGATTGATGTAGTATTTATACGGAATAAGTTAAACCTATAGCGGTAGATTTTGCTGAACTGGTCCTGTCCTTGCTTTCACAATACTTAGCCCACAGCGTATCAGCACGATCATAATCTTTGTTTTTAGTTGCAGAATGATACTTGGTTAATAGTGTTTGACTGTCAGTAAACCATCGTCCATATTCTTGATCAGCGCAATACAGCCTGTCCATTCGAATGGTATTTTGATTTCTAGCCAGTGCATTAGCCAGTGCGATTGCCACTGCGTTTAGACTTATGTTATTGTATACGCAAACATTGTTTTTGTAAAGATGTTTAACTGCGCCTTCGCTGACTATGAGTACGGAGCCTACAAGAATTCCCTGATCTGTCTTAACAGGAATTATGTTACGGGCTAGTTCTTTGCTGACGACTTGATCAAGCCGTCTTCGGATATCTGTCATTAAAAAAGGACCCTTAGGTCCTATATTTAACTGCGTATATTTTAGAGTCCCAAGAACTTGAGTAGTTGTGCGGCATTCACATGCCCTAACCAGCCAGTACCTGCACCAAATGCTAACAGAATCATAACATACTGTTGCCATTTGTTTTTGACTTTTTCTAGATCACCGATCTTGGAGGCAAGTTCTGCATGTTGGCTATTAGATGCTTCAGCCATTTCTTTTAGTTTGTCTGCCAGTAGATCTCTAGTATTATCTAGACACTCATGCATTTCTTTGACATCGGCTTTGATGTCAGAAAGTTTTTCATTGATCGCTTCTACTTTGATTTCAACTACAGCTACCCGCTCAGGTAGTGCAGCCAGTTGTGCAACTGCTTCTTTTGTGGCCATTTAGGCTATCTCCAATGTTATAAGTCAAGTGCTCGCTCCGAGCCATGTGCCTAATCTATGATTGAATGCCTAATGGTGATTTGCCTGTATGTTTTATTTATATTGAATTGGTTATATCACGGACCCAAATGTTGGCTTGATCACCTTTGCTAATAAAGCAAGCAGGGTCTATGTCTACAGAATTAGTTAAATTAGCTATGATTGGGACGCCGTGTAAATCATCAATTAGTAGGCCAACAGAATTGTTGTTACGTAAAAAAACATCGTCGCGTTCAACATCAAACTCCCAACTCCAATGATGGGCTTTGCCACCTAGATCATAGGGCAGACTACCCTTGCTCATTATAGGATCTCGCACCCATTGTACGTTAGACCGTAGACCAATGGCCTGTAGTAGGCTGTTAAAATTAGCCTGTTGACGAAGTTTCAGAGAGTCAGTTTCAGACCTATGTGGATTGGTCCTAGTGATGTCGACAAGTGTGATAATACGATAGCGTGGCATAATATGCTACTATTTACACCGATAAAAAAAGGGCGGAATAAATCCGCCCCCATCTTCCCATCCCTGAGAATTAAATGCTATTAAGCAAATGTTGTACCTGTTAGAACAACGTTAGTGATTGTGATGTCACCGTTAGCGCCTTTAGCTCTCAAAGATACTGACTCTTCTAGAGTTTCGTAGGTTGTGTTGCCTGTGTCAGCTGTACCGCCGATACTGTCAGCACCACGTCCACCTGCGTTAGCTGTGTCCAATGCTACTAGAGCAATGAAACCCTGTGTGCTAGCGTGTGGCTTGCCAATGTAAAATACTTCAGCACCACCAGCGATCAAACCAGCTACTGCTTTAGACATTAGGCTGTTAGTGATAGTTGGAGTTGTTGTGAAGTCCAAACTTGCTGAAACAACTTGGATAGCCTGTAGTTGACGTGTACCAAAACGTGTGTATGGTCCAATTCCTGCTGCGCCGTCGCCCAACAACTTGTAGTTGTTAGCTGGTAGGTAAGATGCTGTGATTGCTGCGCCTGCATTGCTGTAGGTCTGTGCAAAACTTGTTAAATCTGCCATGATATGTTCTCCTTGATCAATAGTCCCGCTCCGGGACTGGCAATACTAAGAATCACCCTGATTCTTATAAAGTATTTATATTGGAATGGAAAAATCAGGCTTCTTGAGACCTTAATCGGCTCTAAATGGGGTCCACCGATCACGCGGAACTAGTTTTGTACCGCCTGCAACATAGCCTTCACCGCCAGGTTTACCACCTGTGCTGGCAGTGATGTCGCCGCCTGCACTATCCAGCTCACGGATTACTTCGTCTTTGGCCGCCATGATTTCACGTACTAGTTCAAACATCTTGTCCATTACACCAGGATTTGCTTCGCTGTGTGCTTGTATTTTGGCTGCTTTTGCAGGAGTCTTTTGCTCAAAGGCCATAAAAGCTTCTGTGTTGATTTTATCTAGTTGTTTGGCCTTGCTCTGAGTGTTAACAAAGGTATAGATCTCACTTTGTAGATAGCCCATGCCTGCCACCGGTGCCAACAATTTATTGATAGCTGGTTGCATTTTGGCCAAGACTTCAATTTTAGCAAGATTCTCTGCGCCAACGGCTGGTCTATGACTAACACTAGTTAGGCCAAATACTTTCAATTCTGGGTTACTAGAAAACTGTTCTGGATTTTCAAAATCTTCTCCAGTTTTATCTCCAAAGTAACCAAACACCTTATGTGCTGCCACCGCTACTTTTGCCTTGGCCAATTCTCTACCAATTTGACTACTACCAATTACTGAATAGGTAGTTTGATTAGGAGTAAAACTTATGCGTCCATCACCGCCTTGGTATGGCTTGCCAGGATGAAATAAGATGTCACCGTAGACATAACCACGGAAATCTGCAGGAGTTGCACGTTCAAATACGGGCCATAGAGCAGCCATATCTCCGGCAAACTTGGCACGCCATTCTTCGCCCTTGCCTCTGCTATTGATAAAACCTGCAAGTTCTTCTGGGCTAGAGCTTTTGCCTTCTTCACGGCCCCAGTTGTTTTTACCTACTAAGCGGAATGTACCATCATCGTCTCTGCCCCAATATACTGTGGGATTGCCGTCCCACTTGATTGTGATGCTGGTTTCCGGGCTGGCTAGATCTTTCAATACTTTGATAGCACGAACAGCACCATCAGCTTCTGTGAACACTAGATCTTCTAGGTGGTTGAATTCTCTGCCTACCTTCTTAGGAGCAGGTGCTTCAGCTTCAGTTAATATTTCCCAGAATCTCATTTTACAATATTAATCATTCTACGCATCCAAGCATTGCTACCTGGCACGTAACTTTCAAATGCTTCTTTAACTGGCAGTTCAATGCCCTGTTTACCCAGTGTTTCTCTAGCACCTGCTACTAACTCATCATAGTTAGGTAATTTGATAATGTAGGCGATGATGCCGTCTACACTTTTTACATCTTTAACTGTGGCAGTTTGCCCTAGTAACTGTTTGGCAATAGTATTCCAGTCATCACCGTTCTCTAATGGTTCGCTGGTATCTGCATGTAACAATCCAAACTTAGGACTATACTTTAATCCTCTAGCACGAGCAATACTGCTCAATAAAATATGACGATGTTCACCGCGATAAGAACCACGTCCACCAATCATACTGCCCTGTTGGAACTTTGGATTAGCTGAAAACATAAAGTCAGCTTGCACAAAGCCGTTGACTTGATCACCTGCAATTGGTGTTTTTAAATGTACGCTGTCTCCGCTTAATTTAACTGAGTCTTTACCAAACTGTGCAATCAGCTTGGCTTGAAATTCTTTTTTGTCTACTTCGTTGGCATCTACGCTAAGATCTAGGTCCCCAGAACTGTTTAATTCAAATGTACCATCCGGATCTTCTTTACGCCCTGTGGTGCCTAGCCATTTTACGGGCTTTTTGTCATCTGGGTCTAGTTCTTTAGTGAAATCTAATCCTGTGACCTTTTCAATAAAGTCAATGGTCGCTGGCACATCTTTGGTAGCGATGCGCTGTGTTAATGGTTCTTTATCCGGGCCTTTAAATACGTTGCCGCCCTCAAATAGATTAGTTGTCATTGCTTTCATCTAGTTTTCTTCGTTGTTTACGTGACTCTGCAATCCTACGCACACCACGTGTAAATTTAGCAGGATCTTGTCCTTTGATAGCATTAATTAGTCTACGCTCTAACTCATCAGCACTTTCAGCATCGTAGTGCTTGTGAATGCTTTCCAACAGATTAATTGCAGAATTGATGATGTTAGTGGCGCGACTTTCAATGAGACTGTCAGTGCTACGTACATCAGCAATACTATTAAGTTCCTGCAGAATCGATCTGGTGCGAAGTTTCATAAACTGTTTCCTATTACGTATTTAACTCAAATTAAATCTTATTATACATTAGTTTTTGGCAAAGGTCTATGTTGATTTTAATCTAACTGTAATGTATAGTGAACTAAATACTCAGTAGAAACCATGAGTCGCTACATACACAGAGGATACACAAAATGAAATACCTATCAGAAAAAATGCAGTCTATCTTGGAACGATTAAGTGAAATGTTTCCAGGTAGCGGTTATCAATCGAGTCTAGATGCTTATCTAGCAGACAAAGGCATTACCGATGCCGCACAGTTAGAAAACTATATCCGTCAGTTTAACTACAAAAAGGAACAATATCTATGAAAACAATTATCAATTCAATCTGGTCATTTTTAGAAGCATTTGGCCAAGCCCGTGCTGCTGCCAGTCTTGCTCGAATGGGCGACATTGAAGGTGCTAAGGCAGTATACAAGTGATCACTACATTACTAATGTTGCTACGCTGGCGGCAAGAAGGATGGGAAGTACATCCCATTATCGCTGACGAGTTCCACGGCTGGTTCTAACCGCTAAATATTGGCATGAACTTGGTGTACATTCACGGGGCTAATGCCACCAGCGAAAGCTTCAACTATATTAGAAGCAAATTAGGTGACGGAGTAGCTATCAACTATGATAGTCGTAATGGGTTTGAAAATAACCTAAAAGACATGCAGGCCACACTACAGGACCATAATGACCTAGTGTTTGTTGCTCACAGTCTGGGCGGGATCTATAGTTTACATTTGGCCAACTCGATGCCTACCGCTGTTAAGGGTGCGGTAACACTGAGCACACCATATGGTGGTGCTGAAGTAGCGGACTATGCTCAATACTTTTTACCGTTCAGCAGACTGATGCGTGACATTGGTCCCAGCTCGTGGGTAATGAAGCAGGCTAGAAACATCAAGATACAGCATCCCTGGACCAACATTGTTACAGTCAAGGGACAAAGTCCTTTTATGCATGAGCCCAACGATGGCGTGGTGACCATTGCCAGTCAGAAGCATCACGAAGATATGGAATTAGTAGAAGTAGACTGCAACCACTATGAAGTAGTGCTCAGTGACCAAGTGGTTGGACTTGTTAAGGAACGAGTAAAAAAGTTCTTGAAATAAGTTGCTTTTCAGTCGCAGAGCATATATAATAAGTTAACAGCGAAAAAGAAGTAGTTGTTAATTTACAGACATTAACACACAGGAGATTATTATGTCAAACACATTCGAAGCACCAAAGCTACCAGAAGTTAAATTCAACAAGAACGGTTACGAAATCCGTACAGACATCTTGGGCATGGCTAAAAGCCTAGTACAAGACGACTTTCACGCCAAATTCCAAGGCTGGGAAATGACTGCTACTCGTGACGAGAAGACTGGTCAAATCGTTAGTAAAGTTGAAATGCCACAGTTTCCAGGACTTGACAAAGTTCTAGAGACAGCTGAAAAAATGTACTCATTTGTAAACAGCGGCGTAAAGAAGTAAATATTACTTTATAGAGTTATTGGCCGCATAGCGGTATATATTATAGTAGAGAATGAAAAAGCACCTTCGGGTGCTTTTTCTTATGTGCGTAGTTTGGCTAGTCCAAAGAAGCGCAGAATGCAGATGTACATCCAACCTAGATCAAACTCATACCACTTCTGGCTGAACTTGGCATTGGCACCATCTGCGTGATGATTATTGTGTAGTTCTTCACCGCCTATCCATACTGCCCAAGGAATGATGTTGCGGCTAGTGTCTTTGGTATCTGTGTTGCGATATCCCCACCAATGACTTAATCCATTAACTACACCTGCGGCCCAGAATGGGATCCATATCATCTGAATACCCCACACCACCAGTCCCCACGGTCCAAACAGCAACAGGTCTATGACCAGCATTAGTAGAATACCTGAGCGACTGTGTGCGGAGTAAAGGTTGCGTTCAATCCAATCATTAGGACAGTCCTTGCTTAGAGAATCAATCATAGCTGTGTCTTTGCTGGCTGAATGGTACAGGAATGCTCCTCCAAATAGCACACGCCAAATGCCGTAGATCTGTGGACTATGTGGATCACCCTCTTGATCTGAGCGTTGGTGATGTTTACGATGGATGGCTACCCATTGTCGAGTAACCATGCCTGTGGTCAACCAAAGCCAGGCTCGCATAAAATGGTTAACTATTGGATGAAATTGTACAGCTCTATGTGTTTGACTTCTGTGCAGGTATAGGGTAACACAGGCTATAGTGATTTGTACCATCACCAAGGTATAGATTATTATATTCATTGATTACTTAGCCCGTTGACACATGACTAAACTAGTGCTATAATACCAGTATGAAAAACAAACTTATACTCACCGATGCTGATGGTGTTCTGTTAGATTGGGAATGGGCATTCTCAGTTTGGATGCAAGAACGCGGTTACACACTAACTGTAAACCATAAGAACAGCTACTATCTACACCACCACTATAATGAGTTGGAAGAAAAGGATGCCAAGAAAGTAGTAAAGACTTTCAACGAATCAGCAGCCATTGGTTTTCTTCCTGCACTTCGCGATGCTGCCTATTATGTTAAAAGACTGCACGAAGAACACGGCTATGAATTCCGTGTTATCACAAGCCTAAGTCTAGACAAGAACGCACAGAAACTGCGTGAAATGAATCTGCGTAAACTATTTGGCAATGCCATTGAGACAGTGATCTGCCTGGACACAGGTGCAGATAAAGATTCAGCACTGGCTCCGTACAAAGACAGTGGCATGTGGTGGATTGAAGACAAGCCTGCCAATGCCGATGTTGGCTACAACATTGGACTGCGTTCAATACTGATTGAACACGGGCACAACATGCATCATGAATGTTCATATCCGGTGGTCAAGAACTGGCGTGAACTCTACGAACTTGTTTTAGCAGAATAAAAAAGGACCAACGGCCCTTAGTGCTGGTTACGCAAATCCAGCGACACGCTATTTTGTGTCCGATTTAAAAATGCTTCCAAAAAATGTTTGGAAGCTCTTTATT